GGACTGGTAAGAAGATTGCAGAATATGTGACTGAGAATGTTGAGGTTGAAGAATATGGTCCTCAATACTATTCACAACGCGGTGAGGATTGCCCTCCTCGTTATGATGAAAGCATCTTTGATTTTCTTGACAAGAACAACAACGAGGAGTATGCTTATATTTGGACTGTAAATAACGAATGGAAGTGTTTAGATATGCACTCATTCGATGATTCCAAAAGTCCTGAGGTTGTTGAAATCCCTGATGGAGCACTTGCCGTATGATTGATTACAATGATGAACGTAGACAACTTCAGGTTGATCGAATGATTGATGATTTCATTGCTGAGTGTGAAGAAGAAGCAGCAAAACTAGAAGTTACTGTAGACTATTACATTGCCGAGTTCACATGAATCTGCCTGATGGTTTCCCACACAAACCACCCAAAGGATATTCCTATGAAGTTAAGGAACACAAGCGAAACATGGTTAGTATTTGGTTGCGTAACCACACTACTTTTTCATACACATCTGATCCTGTCCGCACAATCTGGGGCTTCTACAATACAAAGAAGGGATGCTATCACGCGCCTATTAACTCCACCAAGCACGGAGATCAGGTAGACATCGAAGACACCCGTGATTATACTGCTATGCAGTTAAACCTAAATCCATTGATGCGGGCATTTCTATGAAGTACATTCCTCAGGTTAATGACTATGTAAAGTGGAAAGAACATGAGGGTTGGGTCTATTTCAAATGCGATGATTCCATCAGCATTGAGATAGGTGTGAAGGATGTTGTGTGCAACAAAGGTACATGTCACAAGAAGAATCACATTCTACTTGTATGTCCCAACTTCCACTGGAATGAATTAGAGTACGTTAAGAACAGGAGGGAAAACAATGTTGATGAGTACAAATCACAACAGTACAGACACAAATACCCGTGAATAAGATATGGAAAATATGGAAGTATGCCATCGGAAGTTTCAGTGATGACAAGACAGAACCTTACGATAATTATGTTGCTGGCATACGCACCATTATATTTGTTAGTTACATGGTCACTAACGCTTTTATTGTATCTGGAGTATTAAGGCACTGGAATGATGTACCAAGTTCAGTATCTCAAACCCAAGAAAAAGGGTTATGCGAAACATACAGCAACGTTCATGAAAATTGATGATGCTGTATTCTGGGAGAAAGTCATGACCGAACAGGGATGCACTGACTTCCAAATCCTGGTTAAGTAAACTGTCCCCCCTAAAGTGTCACTAGATTGTAAGCACAACCACATGGAACGCTACCTTAACGAACAACAAATTGAAGAACTTGTCAACTTTGATTATGTTGAACAAGACCTCGCTGATTTGATTGATGATGAACAAAAGTTCGACATCAATGATTACATTAACTCCAACATCGATTACTGAAATGAAACCTGCTGAAGTTCTCTATCAAATGCGCGAGATGCGTGACACCTGGCGTGAACAAGATTTCCGCTTCACTGCTGACCAACAGGCAAAATATGATGACCTGAAAGCACAACGACGGGATCGAATTCAATACTTCTATGATAATGACTTGGTTCAGAAAGGACCGAAAGTTGTCAAGAAAGTGGAAGCAGAACAAGAGGAGGAATAAATAACTAGAAAGTGTAAGTAAGAGATGAAAACCTTTCGGGAGTTTATTACTGAAGTCTATGACAAAGATGTCATGGGATCCTCTCAGATTCGCCGCACTGGTGAAGGTGGAAGGATTGGTGCTGAACGTAAGAAAACCAAACCCGAAATGCGCCGCATGAAACCAATCGGAGGGGGCAAAACTGCTCCCTCTGAGTATAAAGCTAGAAAGGACATTGGCACACAACGTCCACGCTCTGCTAGAGAACAACAACCCACAAAGGAAAGAGGTTCTGCTGCATTGTCTGCTAAAGAAGCACAACGCAAAGCATATAAAGAGAGAAAAGCAAGAGAAGCAGGAGCAAAAACACAGACTGCTTCACAATTATTGACCAAGAAAGCACCTGAGAAGAAAACAAATCCTAATTACAAAGGCGATGCCAATGTAAGAACAACTAAGGGCGTCTACACTAAAGATGAGAAGAAGCAAATCCGCCGCGCAGGTGAGAGATTGGTGAGAGATATTCAGAAGAAGAGAGAGAAACCTGCCAGCAACTACAATGTAAACTTAAAGAGGTAGTGCTGGACAAATAGAACTGTCCCCCCTAAAATGATGTAGTAGTGAGTGACCGACCTTTGATGATCCAACTTCGTCCCCATCAACAGCAGGCAGTCAATGCCATGTGGGATAATGACCGAGGTCAGATCATTGTGCCTACTGGTGGTGGTAAAACCATCTGTATGATTCAGGATCTTATTCATCAACATGCTGTCCCTATTGGTAGGACTTCTGTTGTTGTTGCTCCTCGTATTCTCCTGGCAGAACAACTGTGTTCTGAGTTTCTTGAGATTGTTAATACAACTCACACCCACGTTATGCACGTTCATAGTGGTGAGACGCAACATTTCAGCACCACTAAACCTGATAGCATCCACATGTTTGCTAACACTGCGCGAACTGCTGGTGAGAATGTTATCATCTTTACCACATATCATTCGCTTCATCGTGTGCAAGAGGCAGACATTGAGGTGAATACAATATACTTTGACGAAGCACATAACAGCGTTCAGCGTAACTTTTTCCCTGCGACTGAGTTCTTTGCTGGTGATGCTGATCGCAAATACTTCTTTACTGCTACACCCAAACATTCTCTGACTGTATTCAAACCAGGGATGAATGATCCTGAAGTATATGGTCAGGTGATTTGTAATGTCCCTGCTCCTAAACTTGTTGAGCAAGGTTATATTCTTCCACCTAAAGTTGTGGTCAAGAATCTACCCACTGGTGATGCTAAGTTGACTGATTGTGACAACTTGCTGCAAACCATTGATGAACAACCACTGGATAAGATTCTCATTGCTGCTAGATCTACCAAGCAAATCATGCGCTTGGTTACACAATCTAATTTCTGTGAAGAGGTAGAATCTCGTGGATATTCATGGATGCACATTACTGCTAAACATGGCGCAATCATTGATGGTGTGAAAGTCAACCGTGAATGTTTCTTCGAGACACTCAACAAATGGGGACAAGATCCTGACAAAAAGTTTATTGTCATGCACCACAGTATTCTGTCTGAGGGTATGAATGTCAAGGGACTTGAGGCAGTCCTGTTCCTTCGCAACATGGATTTTATTGGCATCAGTCAGTCTATCGGTCGTGTGATTCGTACTGGTGGAGAGAACAAAACCTTTGGTCTAGTTTGTGTTCCCGTGTATGATAAGGTTGGTATCAGCACGTCACGCAGAGTTCAGGCAGTTGTTGATACTGTATTCCAAAAAGGTGAACCAGCTATCACTGAGGTGCGTCGATGAAACTAACACAACAGAGGAGCGATATTCTAGATCCCAAACCAACAGAGCAGGGATTTATCGTTGGTAAGTATGATGATCCCATGATGTATGCTGCTATTCCTGTTGCTGGCACCGATAAACAACTAGCAATCATACATCAGGGAAACATCATTAAGTATTGCAGAAATCGACAATCTGCGCTAAACTTTATACAGAAGCAGAGTAAGAAGAAATAACTGTCCCCCCTAAAGTGCCCTATTATTGTAAGTGGTTAAACACATGCTACAAACTTTTAGGAAACATCTGAAAGATGTCCGTCCTGATGAGATTGATTCTTATATTGACAAAGCATTTGGTCTCACACGCGATGATTATGAGGTTATCTGTGACAAATCTATTCAATCGTTTCGCATTAAACTTGGAACGCATTTGGAAGATGCTTGGAATGATATTTTTACTCAATTAGGAATCAATTTGATTGAAGATACTGTAGAACCTCAAGGTTTTTACAAAAGAAATGGTAGAGGATTTAAGAAAGGTGATCCTAAACCAGATAAAATTAAAAAGAATAATCTTGTGAAGGTTGGTAAAAAGAACCGTCAGATTGATCATTATATTCGATTTGTAAAAGATCCTATCACTGGGATGTGGAAATTGTATCTTGAATCAAAGTGCAATCTTAACTTTGACACTGAAAAAAAGGGAGCATCTAATGAAAAAGTAGACAAAGTTCGTGATGCTTTGGATGCAAACGAGGGAGCATATTTTGTTCCAGTTCTTGATACTATTCCTCAGGATGTAATTGCTAAGTATCCCAACTTTACAATCTATGGAGTTCGTGATATACTTAATATGATTGGCAATCCATTCACTCCTGAAGAGTATTTTGCTGAACTTAGAGTTATTAAAGAAGAACTCATTCAGAATATCAAGGACGGAAACTAATACATGAAACCTGTCATCAAGTATCAAGGTGGTAAGAGTAAAGAATTGCCACTGATCAAACAAATGCTTCCCAGAAAGTTTGACCGAGTTGTTGAACCTTTCTGTGGTGGTGCTGCTGTAGCATTTGGATTGCAGACTCCTGCTATCTTGAATGACATCAATCCGATGGTAATCAATCTCTACAAAGTATTACGGAGTGATGACTATGTAAAAGTCTTGAATCACATCAATGTCATCAAGACTTATGAGCATGATGCACTGCAAGAAGCATACTATGCTGCGAGGGATGTGATCAATAACCCAGATAATCATACCCCAGAGATACAGGCAGTCTCATATATTATTGTCAGACAGTTGTGTTTTTCTGGCATGGAAAGATATAACGCAAATGGTGAATTTAATGTACCATATGGACATTATAAGAAAATGTCCTGCAATCTAACACCAGATCATCACACATTTCTAAGCAAGTGTGATATTAGACAGGGATCATTTGTCGATCTATTTGATGATGTAACTGCTGATGACTTTGTATTCATTGACCCACCATACTTGGAGAGACTAGGATATACTCAGGGTGATGGTGGTGATACTTTGCACGAAGAACTTGCACGATGCTTGAAGTCTACTGATGCAAAATGGATGATCATACATAGTGACCATGAATTTTATCGTGAATCATATCGCGATTACAATATCATGGACAAAGACTTTGCTTATGCACAAAGATTTGGTAAAGAAAAGAAGGACAGCAAAATTGTTGGAGAAACACTTAACCTCTTCAATTTGATTGGAGAGGAAGATGATATTAAGACAACAGCACCACTCGAAAAGGATCATTCTGGTGCCAAGGTCGGTCATCTGTATATTACAAACTATTAACCCATTGACCATCTCAGCACCATGGTGCTATAATTAGATCAAATCAAAGAGATCACTGGTATCCCCAGGGTCTTCTATGATTTTAATCTCTCAATCTGAGAGATCCTCTAAACCAATCGACCGCAATCGGTTTGGTTATTCCACACTTCACTAAAAAAAGGAGTTTCCATGTCTTACAAGAACCAACAGGAAAAAGTTCGTCTGATCAGAGATTTGATTAGTGAACTTGACGCAAAAGGAAAACTGAGCAAAATTGCTCAAGGTGCAAAAGGTGAGTGGTTGCAGAATGAGAACCACGATCCTAATACTCTCAGCATCAGTAAGTTTTATCAACGTCAATTCAGTGCTCTTGCATTGAATGACTATAAGCAATTTAATCGTGAATTAGCACGTCCCATCGTAATCTCTATACGTCCTAAGCACCTTGGTGGTGCAAAGATGGTTATTGATGGACAACATACAGCAGGACTCGCTATTTGTAGTGGTGATCTTCCAGAAGTTCCATGTCATGTTCTCTATCTTCCAGAGGAATACAATCTCATGGAGTGTATTGAGAGAGAAAGTCGTTTGTTTCACGCTTACAACACCAAACGAAAAAATCCAACTGCCATTGATAAGATCCGCGCAGGTCTTTGCTTCGATGATCCTAATGCAGTTCTTTTCAATGATATTTTGGAGTCCTGCAATCTTCAAATTGATGGTCTAGGTGATCTGCCAAATGGTGATGAACTTGCTTCCTCTGGTGCAGCACGTTTTATCAAAACTGTTGATCAATTTGGTGATGAATATCGCCCTTACATTGTCAGAGCAGTGAATTACATTCGTCGCATTTTTGGTAGCAAAGATAATGGTTTCAAATATCGTGATGATTTGATTCATGGTTTGACTACTTTGCTGGTCTTTCTTGATGAAGGGCGCGATAAAAAAGGAGATAAATTGAATGGTCGTCGCAGTGCTGTTCTATCATGGTTGGAGACAAGTTGGGAACACATTGGTATTCAACCCATTGTCCAAAATACTGCTGGAGGTAATACTCACTACAAAATTGTTCATAAGTTTATGGAATTTTACAACAACACAGCAGATAAAAACATGGCAATTTCTTCCGATTATCTTCACCAAAATGGTATTTGGGATGCAAATGTGATCGAAGCACGCAAAGATGCACTGGGTAAAGTTGGTCAGGGAATTTATCTGACTGCTAATTTTCCTGACTATGATTGATCGGTGAATATAAAAGGGAGGAGCAATCCTCTCTTTTTTAATGAAACTGTCCCCCCTAAAGTGTCCCAGTAGTATGAAGAACACACATCTGCAACATCCCGAAGATGCGATTCTCACAGGGGATCTCACAGTTCTTGACTGGTTTACCTGCCAAGACAGTCAACTCTCTACAAAAATTGATGGTGCTCCTGCGATTGTATGGGGCACGAATCCTGCGACGGGTAAGTTCTTCGTGGGAACAAAATCGGTGTTCAACAAAGTTAAGGTCAAAATCAATGAAACTCATGAAGAGATTGAGCAAAATCACACTGGGACAGTTGCTGAAATTCTGCATTATTGTCTTGATTGCCTCCCTCCTACACCCCATATTATACAATGTGATTTTATTGGTTTTGGTGGCGATGATACTTACACACCTAACACGCTGACATATGTTTTCCGTGAATCTATCACGCAAGACATCATAGTCGCACCCCATACAATATACTTCGCTGAGAGCGATCTGAGAGACGCTGTAGCACGTCCTATTGACTTTCGCCTACTGGATACACCTCGCTGTAAGTTTATTCAACCTAAAGCAAACATGCTTGATGAAGACTTCACAGAGATTGTTGCATTTACCAGGCAAATGTCGTGTATGTGTGAGTTTCTAACCCCTAAGCAATCTGCCCGAGTTCAGAAGCAACTTAATGCCTGCATCCGTGAGGGCATTGATATTGATGACCTGACACAAGATGCGATCGCTTATGATAATTGCATCGACGTGAATGTATTGCGTTTGTGGAAACTTGTCAAGTCAATCAAGGAGGATATGTTATTCTGCTGCTATGACAATGGTCCCGACACATACATTTACGATGAAGAATGTTTGGGTGAGGGTTATGTTCGCACCAATCAGTTTGGCATGTTCAAACTCGTGAATAGAGAGGTTTTCTCTCATGCTAACTTCACAATGCCTAAGAGTTGGTAACTGTCCCCCCTAAACTGTCCCTATAGTATGAGCACTGATTCCATGACCACTTCCTTCGCTGACTACGTTGCCACACAAGATGCACGCAACACGATTCAACTCAACGTTCGCAAATATACGCTGATGTTGTGTGAGTGTCTGACTGATGATTTCACTCGTCGTCATCCTAACTCTAGTCCCTACAAGTTCTACATCGAAAGTGGACGTAAGTATCACAAAATTGTGATGGAGACTGAATCTCAGTC